CATACGTCTGTCTTCTGTTTGAGAAGCTCTATATCTAACGTGTAAGAATGGTCGTCTGATGTTAGTACCTAAAATTTGATCGTAAACTGTTGAAGTACCTGCTGGTATTAAAACACCTTCAATTGATTGTGTACCTGAAATAGCACCTCTTGTAGAAGCATCATTTAAGTATTTCCAATCAGTTTTATAAAAGTCATAAGAACCTCTTCTAAATCCAGAAAATCCTAAGTTTAATGCCATATCTTCTGAGTTTTCAAATACTCCATAAGATAAACCACCAGTAACATGAGGATTTAAGCCAGCCAATAAGTCATCAAAATAAAGATTTGCATCTCTGTTTAAGAATAAAATATTTTCTTCAATAGCTCCTTGCTTATCTAGCTCTTTAAGTAATGCATCAAATTCAGGTAATTTATCAGGAGCAGTTGTACTAGAATCAAATTGATTTGTAGCTACAATACCTCTTGAAGAAACCGCAGAAAATAAACCTTCTGAACCATCTACTCCTGCACCCACTTCTGAGTTTTCTGTAGCCGTACCAGATACGTTTTTCTTTTCAGCTTCAATCATTGACATTTCTAAGTAGTCTTCATATCTAACTCTTGTGTCGCCTTCAGCTTTTAAATACCATAAATATCCTGTTTGTCCAGATTCTCCAGAAACTTCTACCCAGCCGATTTGAGCTGTGTCAGAACCAGAAACTTCATAGTGATCTTTTATAATCATTGGTTTGTTTGTAAAAGATTTGAAGTTAGGCTCTACAGCTTCAGTCATGCTTGGGGCTCCTTTTGCAAATTCAGAACCGTAAACAAAAAACTTTATTACTTGGTTGTCTGTATCTGCAATACCAGATAAGTCATTAACATTTTGTGCGCCATAAGGCTTAATAGTTAATGCATCAGTTGCAGTTTCAACACCAGCTGATACTATTGCTTTGAATACAACGCTATTAACAACAGCTACTACAGTAGCTCCTTTTCTAATTGCGTGTGCTTCTGTAGCTCCAGAATCAATACCAGTAATAGTGTCAATTGCTCCAGTAACAGGATTAATTTGACCATTATATGCTAAGTGTAGTCTACCTTGCTCAGACCAAATAACTTGATCAGAAGCCATAGGCATTTCAGCACCTACCATTTTCAAGAAAGAAGATACAGTTCTATTTCCATATCTTTCAACTTCTTGCTCATATAATTCAGGTAAATACTGTTGTGCCCAGTTTACTCCACCTGAATGAAAATTTAGATAGTTAGACGCTAACGTTGCTTTTTGCACCGCAGGCGTTACTATCCCACCGGCCGCAGGACCGGAAAATGAAACATTATTGTTTGCCATTTTTTTAAATTTTAAAGGTTAATAATTTTTAAGTTTTAATTTTAACCCTGATGAACTATCACCACCCATTACTTTAGCTTTAATACCAGTTCCCTCAACCGGTTTGAAACCAGATCGAGGATCCATGTTGATATTTTTAGCAGACTTAACAGATTCTTTAATAGCGTCTGATTTGCCTTGTTCGTAAAAGTGCTGAGCAATTGCATCAGCGTTCATGCCTGTAAATAAAGCTTTGTGATAACCTGCGGCGTCATTCATAACGTTATTACTATCTAAGAACCTCTTAGCAAAGTTATTTATATCGCTTTGTGTTTCTTTTACTTGATTCACATTTTTGACATTAAACCTATATTTTTTTTCTCCTACCTTATATTCAAAACCTTTGAATTGATTATTAAAAAAAGTATTGGTTTTATTGTTAAACGTATCTCGTTGAGACTTGTTTATTTTTTCAGCTTCTGCACTTTCTTTATTATATCTATTAAAAAAGTCCATTGCTTTTTGCTGCTCAGGCGTTAGCTTAGAGCCAGCTTTAATTTCTTTATAATAATTAGCTTTTTGTCCTTCAAGATGATTTTTTGCTGAAGCAACTTCTTCTTTAAATGCTAATTTTTTTCTTTTTATATCTCTAGGATCGTCAGCTTCTTCGTCAAATGAAAATTTATCATCAATTAAAAATGCAATTTCATCTGCTGATAAATGGGGTTTTGATTGAGTGTAATACTCATGTAACAAATCCATTTGTTCAAATTTTTCGTAATCTTTATTTAAAGCTACATAATCCTCTAAATTACCTCCTGTTTCATTCATGAACTTTACTAAGTCCATAATGTTTTCAGGATATTCTACAGGTTCTTGTGTTTCTTCTTCCTGTAATACTTCTTCTTGTTCCGGTGCGGGGTTGGTAACTTCATCGCTTCCTGCCACTCCTGCCTCGTCAGTATTATTTGTTTCATTGGTTTCATCGGTTATTTCTTCTATTATTGGTATCTCTTCTTTTTGCGTATCCCGCACATCTCCATCGCTGTTTTCTTCTCCGGTAGGGTTTTCAATTTGTTCTTCGGAGTTTCCTTCTTGAACTTCTCCGCCATTTTCGGATTCGTTGCGTACAGGAACCTCATCTGTGCTTTGCTCTGGAACGGCATCTGTTTTTTCTTTTTGTTGTTCTTCTTGATTTACGGGTGGTTTTGAAAGGTCCACTTTGTACATCTGCGATTCTTCATCAAACCCAGAATTTTTTTGTACAACCTCTTCTTTTTCTTGTATAGACTTTTCTTCAGTCTCTACAACTTTAGCTTTAATTTTTTCTGCCATAATAAAATATTATATAATTATACAATTTATATATTACCTAGGTTCAAACGCACCTAAGTCAAAATCACCGCTTAATATATCATTGCCAGCTGATTCAAAGCTTTTAGGCGGTGTATTATTTTTTCTTTGTTCTATAAGTTCACTTTGCTGGCTAGCTTGTATTTTAGTTCTTTCGTCTTTACGATCTTCTTTTTTATTTATTTTTTCAGAGTCACCTGCAGACCTTACTTTAGCTAATTCCATATTCATTTGAAATTCCAATTGCATTAAATCTTTTTTCATATTAGCTTCGGACTGCATTTTTTCCATATCAAATTGTGCTTTAGCTTGTTCTAATTGAATTTTACTTTGAGTTAACGCTTGTTGTTTTTGTACTTCTGCAGCAGCCGCAACTTGTTGAGATTGCGCATTGGCTTGAGCCTGTGCTTGTATATTTTGTTGCTGTATAAGTTGATCGTTTTCTTTTTTCTTTTTTCTTCTTAATTTTAAAAGCTGATTAGCTAATTTAAGATTTTTAGTTTGACGAATATCAATAGCATCTTCTAATTCAATGTTATTTTGTGCTATTGCAACTTGAATATTATTTTCAAGTAATTGTTTTTCTTCTTCATCTGGTTCAAGTTCTAAAAATATACCGAAATCATGTAAATGTAATTCAGTTAATTCTTTTAATGTACCTACATTATGTGCTCCTATGCTTTGTATAAACGCGTTTGCTGTAGGAGAAAATTCTAATACATCAGCTATTCTTAACGATATTTTTTCTGCAGTTTCTGCAGTTAAAAATAAACCACTTTGTAAAATATGTCTAGTAGCTGTATTGCTATTAGCTGCTGCTAATTTTTGTAATCCTACTAAAGCGTTTTTATCAGGGGTACTCGCGTCTCTTGCTTCATTCAATCCAGTAGCATCTCTAATCATTTGTAAATAATAATTATAAGTACTTATTAAAGCAGATAATTTTCCAGTACCAGCGTTATTATTTATTTCTTGTATAGGTATTCTTCCTGGATTCATATCACCTTCAGAGGTTAATGATCTACCTATAATACTACCAGTTTGGAAAAACATATTTAACGCTTCTTGCGGAGTGTAGTTAGTTCCATTACCTAAATCTATTTCAGCAAGTCCGTCAGCATCAACATAGACACCATCGGGAACCATACGAGACAATACTTGTTGTATTTTTAAATGAGTTAATTGTATCATATCAGCAAACCCTGTTATTCTACCAACTAATGATTCAATTCTGCCGTTATATATTCTAGGCGCAACTAAAGAATAATTTAATTTAACTTTATTAATATCGCTCTTTTCTCGCAGCATGTTATCACATAGTTGCCATTTTAATAATATATTAGAGCCAGGTACATAAACACCTTCATAAAGTACTTCAATATTTTTTGCTATTTTTTCAAATCTTAATCCTTCTGTTATAGGTGGATTAAAAGCATCAGATTTTTTAATTATTTTTTCCGCGCCAGTTGCAGTTTCTTTTACTTTATATACTTCGTTCATATATGTTTTATAATTAAAATACATAAGTTGAACAGAGTTATTATCTTTATTGTTTATTTGTGTATTAAATTTATTATATACATTATAATCTTGGCTGCCTTGTTCTGATATTTTTCTTAATTCTTCGTCTGTTAAATTAGGGAATTCTTTTTTTAATTCGTTTATTGTTATATTTTTTATTTCTCCAACATAATATATATCATCAAAAAATGGTGATTCCGTATAAGAATATACAATATTTGCAGGGTCTACGTATTCAATTTTAATTCCTTCTGAAGTTGAAAATGTATTCTTAACACAACCAATACCTAAAACAGCTAAATCATAAAAAAATCTTTTTTTAGTTAATTCATAATTATTTTGATTAAATACAGTTTGAATAGCTTGCTCTTCTGCAATTTCTATAGACTGCTTATAATTAAGTTGCATATGCAATTGTAACTCTTCTTCATTTTCAGGAAGCTCATCTGCAGGAGAATTATATATATTTATACCAAATTGCTCATCTGCAAAGTCAGATATTTCTTTAGTCATCATGTCAGACATAATACCCTCCATATAATCTGTTCTTTGTTTAACCCCAAAAGGATCTTGAGAATATGCTTTTACGTCATACGTTCTTTCAGCAATTCCATTAACAACTATATCAACAAATTTAGGAACAATTGGAACAGGCTTCCAATCTAAATTAAGATATGATAAATCACCATTTATAGATAATTCATCTTTATATTTCTGTATACTTTGTTCTCCTCTGGCATATAGTCTTAATTTATGATATTGATTTTGATTAACATAAAATCTATTAGCCCCACGATCTTTTTTAAACCATTCATTTTCTATAGCTCTAGCAACCTCCATACCATAATCCATGGATAGTTTTTGTTCGTCGCTAGCCGTTTGGCTTGGAAAGTAACTTTTATAACTAGATTCAGCCATAATTTTTTATTATTTTAGATGAAGTTCCTTTATTTTCATATTTTGAAAAGCTAATATTAACTTTTGATTTTGTTTTTTCAATATTAGGTCTATACAAATTTTTATTACAAGCCATTGCTGCCAATCCGGAACTTATTGCGGCATCAAATCTTGTTCTTTTGTTTATATCAAATTTAGCCCAATCATTTAATGTATTGTTAAAATACATATTGCCATATTTACCTTCATCAGTAACGCCAACATAATTATTAATATATGTCTCAATAGCAGCAGCGTGAGCTTGTCTTATATCTTCGCTTGAATTAGGTATACCACCTATTTCTTTTTCTGTAATAGATAACTTATTCCAAAGTCTATCCGGCCTATTCATAGAATACCCGCGGTACCCCCTCCTTCTTAAATAGTATAATAATCTAGGCTTATTATTTTCTGCAAGTATTGGCATGCCATAAAATACTAATGCCATAAGTACATCTTCAAAAAATATTTCAGCGGTTTGTGGTCTAGCTATATATTCTAAAAAAAACTGATTAGGCGGCGCGTCTTCCATGCTAAATT